CCTTCCGCAGTCTATTTAGGACTATCTACTGGAAGTCTTGGAGACGATAATGGCGGAACAGAATTATCAGGTAATAACTACACCAGAAAAGCAATTACATTTGCATCAGCATCCAGTGGATCTATAGCTAGTAACGCATCAGTAGAGTTTAATAGTGCGACTGGCTCATGGGGTACAGTTTCTCATTTTGGGATTTACGATGCCAGTAGTTCAGGAAATTTATTATTTCATGGTGCATTTTCTGCATCAAAAGCAATAGCAAGTGGAGATGTTTTAAAAGTAGCAAGTGGTTCATTAACAATTTCTGCTACATAATTTAAGGCTTTATTATGGCTTTAGGTACTCCAAATCTAGATCAGATTACGCAAACTTTAGATAGCATTTCAGGAAGTTTTGATAATAATTCTGACTTGCTTAAAATTGAGTGGTCTAACCCAACTTTAGATCAATTAGATGGTTGGGGAAATATAGACAGTCTTGATGCATTAGGCAATATGGACAGCCTATCAAGTCTTGCTGTTTTGCAGGGTTCGGCAAGTATTTCGACAACTGCGACTGTAAGTGCTGAGATACAATTTTCTATTGAGATTGCAGGATCAATTTCAACCAGTGCAAGCACAAGTGCTAGTGCTATAAAAATAAGAAATGCGTCAGCAGGTATTGCAACAACTTCTTCAGTAGTTTCTGCGTTTACTAGAATTAGAACAATGGGGGCAACGACTGCCTCAGTAGGATCTGTATCAGCTACAGCTAATTATGAAGTAACAATTGTTGGAAATATAAGCACCAGTGCCTCTGTCTCAGGATCAGCAATAAGAATACAATTGCCGACTGCGAGTGTTGCAACGAGTGCATCAATATCTGCAACTGCAATTAGAGTTGCGGTAGCCAGTGCAAGTATTTCTACTGAGGCAAGTGTAACATCTACTCCTAATTTTGAGGTAAATGTTTCTGCTAGTTCTTCAGTGTCAGCAAGCACAAATGTTTCTGCAAAAATCGTTGGTGAAGATTGGTCTGAGATTGCGGATGGATCTGAGACATGGACAATACAAAATATTGGTTCAGAAGTATGGACAACTCAAAATGTTGGAAGTGAGGTTTGGTTACAGCAATGATTAAGTTTGGAGAATGGTTGCCTGATCAACCTGATTTAGAAAATGCAGGAGTTACAGTCGCAAAGAATGTGATCCCTGCTATTTCAGGCTATAGACCAATAAATAGTTTTCAGGCTGTATCAAATGCAGGCGATGCTATTTTAAAAGGTATATTTGCCTCAAAAGATAATTCAGGAAATGTTAAATTATTTGCAGGAAATGCGAGTAAATTATATGAATTTAATTCATCAAATTCTAATCTAACAAGTATTGGAAAAGGTGGCGGATATTCATTATCGGAAGATGAGTATTGGAGATTTGTTCAGTTTGGAACAAGTGTCATTGCTTCAGGTGGTATTGGAGAAACTCTTCAAGAATTTACATTGGGAACTGATAGTGCTTTTGCTGATCTAGCAAATGCTCCTAAAGCTGATTTTATAGCTGTAGTCAGGGATCAGGTTTGGATTGCCAATATAGATGAAGGATCAGGAAGAGTTCCTTTTAGGACTAGATGGTCAGGCATTAATGATGCAACCAGTTGGACTGTAGGAAATGATCAAGCAGATTTTCAGGACATTGTGGATGCAGGGGCAATTACTGGATTAGTGGGCGGAGAATATGCAACTATACTTTTAGAAAAAGCTATTTGTATTGCTCAATATGTTGGTACTCCATTAATCTATCAGATTGACAAAGTAGAAACTCAAAGAGGTTGTGCTTATTCAGGATCGGTTGGAAATGTAGGTCGGCTTGTATTTTATTTGGCTGAAGATGGCTTTTATTCATTTGATGGCACAAAAAGCACTCCGATAGGTGCTGAGAAAATAAACAAGTTTTTCTTCAAAGATTTTAACAGTGCTTTTGATTTTAAAATGAGTTGTGCAGTAGATCCAACAAATCAGATTGTTGCATGGTCATATGTATCAAATTCCAATACTTCAGGATCAACTCCTGACAAATTATTGATGTATAATTACGCAGTTGGTAAATGGTCTATAGCTGAAGTTTCAGCAGACTTGATTGCTCCATTTTATACAGCAGGATATACGTTAGAAGGATTGGATGCTTTAAGTTCTACATTAGAAGGTTTGCCTGCTCCCTTAGATAGTAATTTATATAAGGGTGGTAACTTTTTATTTGGCGGAAGTCTATCAAGCAAAATTCATGCTTTTACTGGTCAGCCATTAGATGCAACGATTGAGACAGCAGAATTTGCAGTCAATAAAGGTAAACATTCACTAATAACAAGAACAGTTCCTTATTTTAGAGATGGGGCAGTTACAATGCAAGTTGGGGCAAGAGATCGTCAAGATGATGATGTAGTGTTTTCAACTGCAAACAACTTAACTGATGAGGGATTTGTTCAGCATAGATCTCAGGGTAGATTTCATAGAATAAGAATGAATATATCAGGCTTTTGGGATTTTGCTCAGGGAGTTGATATAGAAGGTCAACCATTAGGTAGAAGATGACAAGAGTTAATAACTATAAGAGGCTATCTCCATTAGGCGATGAGCCACGAACAATATCAACAGTTGTAAATAATATTTTAGATGGAAAAGTAAATTCCACTGGAGCAATTACATTAACAAATAGTTCGGCAACGACAACATTATCTGATGATCGAATTGGTGCAGATAGTGTAATTATATTTATGCCAACAACCAGTAGTGCTTCTTCTGAAAACATTTATGTTACAGCGAGACAAAAAGGGCAGGCAACATTAAATCATGCAAATGCTACGACCACTAGATCCTTTGAGTACGTCATTTTCGGATGATGCTGATAGGTGTAGAAACTGGATTGTTGATGCTCTTCGGTATGCTCACAATAGCCATACTTATGAACAAGTTATAGAGATCGTCAAAAAGGGAGATGCACAACTTTGGGCATTTCCTGATAGTGCGATTGTAACCGAAATTATTAATTATCCGCAACGCAGAACTCTGCGGTTTTGGCTTGCAGGCGGTAACCTAAAAACACTTTTAGAGGTAGAGCCAAAAATAAGAAAATGGTCTATATTATATAACTGTGAAGCAGTTGAAATCATAGGTCGAAAAGGTTGGGGAAAAGTTTTGAAAAATTACAAACCAACTGCAACTGTTTTTATAAAGGAATACTAATATGTCAAAAGGTGGTGGCGGAGGAAGTTCAGGAACAGTAAATACTCAGGTTGAACCGCCTGAGTATGCAAAGCCATTTTTAGAATATGGTCTAGCACAAGCCAAAGATAGATATACGTCTGAAATGCCTTCATATTATCCGAACTCAACTACAGTCGGATTTTCTCCTGAAAGTGATATGGCATTGGGTATGGTTAGAGATCGAGTCTTAGATCCAAACAGCCTGACAGCTACAAGCCAAAATGTAATTAATCAGAATTTAATGGGAACAAACCCATTAATGAGCATGGCATTTAAGCCTGCTATAGATGCAGTTACATCTCAGTTTGCAAAGTCAGGAAGATATGGATCAGGAGCAAATCAGCAGGCAATGACTTCAGCACTTGCTCCATATGCTTATCAGGCTCAACAAGATGCACTTAAACTTGCTCCATCATATCAGAACTTAGATGCTCAACAATTAGCACAAGTTGGATCTGCAAGAGAAAGCGATGCGATGGCTCAGTTGCAGGACAATATAAATAGATTCAATTATGAGCAGAATATAGATGATCAGAAGCTACAAAACTATATGGGATTAGTTGGTGGTGGAACAGTTGGTTCTCAAACAATTAGTCCAGTATTTAGAAATCAAGGTGCTAGTGCTTTAGGCGGTGCTTTGGGTGGATCTCAATTAGCACAGCTTGCAGGATTTAATCCGATGTATGGGGCAATCGGTGGCGGATTGTTGGGGTTAATGTAATGGATAGACCAATAGATTTAGCATTTATGAATGACATTAATAAAGCTAGAGGCGGAATGTCTTTTAGTCCAAGAGCAACTTATGGTTCTGTTAATCAGGTTGATCCATTAAGAATTACAATAAATCCACTAAGAGAAAATTTATCAACTAAGCCAAACTTAGTTACACCAAATGTTGCAAATCAAAATTCAAATTCTTTTTCAGGTTTGTTAGGAAATAATTTTGCAGATCCTAAAACAATGGGATTGTTAGGTGCTTCTGCCGAACTAATGAAAGCAGGCGGATATTCTGTAGGCAAGCCTGCTCCGACTATGGGAGAGGCATTAGGAAACGCAATGACAACTGGTATGGCAAATTATCTTGCAGTACAGCAGGCACAACAAAAAGCCAATGCCCCTATATCAGTTCCTAAAGATGGTATGTTGATTACAAGAG